CCATCTGACAGCATCTTTCATCTGTCCTTCATTCAACCAATCTTTAAATTTGAGTAGTCTCATTTTGAAATTTTATTTTATATATCCAATTTTTAATCTAATGGATAGGTTCAGTATCTAAACAGACTTACCTCTATCAGTTAAACCTGAGAATAATCAGAATTCAGCAGAAAACAGAATTACATTCAACAGCAACAACCAGTAATGGTTATATGACTTTTTGATCTAGTCAGTTTCAATATTTAAGTTCTTTTTCATTTTAATTAAAACATCATAAAATAAAAAAGGAACCTCTTTCGAAGTTCCTTTTGATTAATAAGTATTTGATGATTATTATACGATGTTCTCTTCCCACCAATCTGCCCGGAATCCAATTCCGTCAAATTGTACTGCCTCACTACCACCACTATAATCAAGACCAAATTCTGGTAAATCTCCTTTAGGTACACAATCATGAAAAGTTCTTTGCCAGAAAATATCTCCGTTTCTGTTAAAATTAGTAACAATGATAGTTCCTACATAATCTTTCTTAAGACCTTGTAAACCAGTTAGTGGATTCCATACAATACGGAACCAATCACGAATAGTTTTATAAACATAAAGTTCGTTTGCATCATTTAAGTTGAGTGAAAAATCTAATGATAAATCAACAACCGTAGAAGTTGGAGCTCCGGCTGCATACGAACGGGTTGCCCATTTATATTTTTGCTCTAAAACCTCTGAACCTTTATCTTGAGTTAAACCACCAATTTTTTTGATGTGTTCAATTAAAATTTCTCCACCGGAAACAGTAGATGGTGGTAGTAACGAAACCTCAAAGAGATTTTGATACATTGGTTCGTAATATTTAGTAGCGGCTTTGCTATTTAAAAAGTGTGATAAACCTGCCATTTTGTTTTAATATTTTTTGTTTATTATATTTATCTAAGAGAATCGAAAAGAGACCATTTGATCTCTTTTCGTTCAATTTTTACAAGAAGTTACCAGTTGCTATAGATCCAGTTTTAAGAATTGTAGTTCTATGAACTAGAATACCCATTCCTCTTACAGGTTCGATATAAGTATCAAGAATACCGATATTAGAATCAATAATTTCTGGTGTATTGTTAGTTGTATCCATTATGTTTTGGAAGTCATAAACTCCACCATCAGAAAGAATTTGAGTTAAAAAATTATCTGCAAGAGTTTTGATCTCTAAACGATTTTGAGCAGTATTAAATTCCCAACGATAATTTTGAAGAATAGCTTCAATACCGTCTTGTATGTAGATTAATAATTCTCTAACATGAACTTGAGAAAGTGCAGATTTAACTGATTGTTGTGCAGTTTGATTAGCATTGATAACTAAACCAAAACCTCTTTTATTAACAATTGCATTGTAACCAAATGGTTCAATGTTATCAAGATCAGTACGATCAAATGCATATTCAGCACCTACAATACCGGTTCCTGTTACTACACCTCTACGAGGTCCTGCAACTATTGAGTAAGGTAGAGCTAAATTATATTTGTCAATGTATAAGTTAGATACGTATGCAGCTGGAGGAATAGAAAGGTTTCTTCCATTTTCTCTAACAATTAGATTTGGTCCGTAGAATGCAGAGTAATTAGCTCCATCCGCGATACCAGGTAAACTGAACACATTTGTTGGATGCAAATCTAAATTACCTCCAGTTGGAATGTATTGAGTGTCAAATTGTGATGTTGAATCAAATTTGAATAAAGGATTTGTTGAATCTCTAAATTGTTTAACGGATGGCATATTAACAATTGCTAAAGCTGATTGTTGTTTCTTAGCAAGCGAAGTTAAACGTATTTTAGATGCTGGTTCAATACCTCCTTCAAATGAATCGATGATATAACGATAAGTAATAACCTCTCTATCTTCAAGTGCAGTAGCGATGTTGGTATTAGTCATAACATCTAAAATTTCATTTTGTCTGTCGATACTTCCATCAGGAATCATTGAAGAATTAAGAGTCCATCCAGTAAGTGCATGAATATGATAGTGAGTAACAAAATTTTCTACTGATTCAAAACGTTGAACTTCATAAGGAGAAAGAAGAGTACCATCTCCATAGATATAAATTGGATCATTAGTTACAACTTTAATCTTTTGATAAGTTGATAATGTAGGATCTGTATATTGTGTAACCGAAATGATTCTCGTTAAACGAGTTTCACCGGTTACTGGTGATATGTCAGTAGGAGATCCTGTACCTCCAAAGTTTTGTACTAAATATTGACCTTTTGATATTTTATCAGTAAATTCACCAAGACCAAGAGGACCTGTAGGTCCATTATCTAACCAAATAATTGTAGTTGGAGATGTATAAGCAGTTCCACCCCATAATTGAAGAGATTCATTTATTGTTCCTGTTAAACTGTGAATTTCGTATACTGCAGTTACTCCTATTGAAGTAGCTCCTGTAAAATCTTGATTTTCATAGGCATCAACTTTAACATAATTAACGGTAGATGAAAGTTTTGGTGTTTCAGGACCAAATGCAGTAGCTCCAAATGGAGAAGTAGAAAAATCAGATTCAGCAATTCTTGTAAATTTAGCATATTGATATGCAGGAATTCCTATATTTATTTTATCATCATCTGTGATTAAACCATTAAGATTATCTTGATATAATTGAGAATTAACCATTGCATAAAGATCAGTTCCATCTCCAAAAATTTGATTTAATGAAGGAATTATACCTAAAGAAGCAGTTCCACCAAGAGCAGTAGCTCCTGTTGAATCTAAAACATAATGACTTATTGCGGTTGATGTAGGACCTGTAACTCCATTAGCAACTAAAGAAACTTGAAGAGTTAATGTGTTGTCTAGAGCAGATGCACCTTTTGATATTAATTGTGCAAAATTTGCATATGTAGCTCCACCAATCTGTTCAACTTTTAAGTAAGTTGTTGAAGTTGACATTTCTGAAGCAAATGCATCAAAATCAGATTGAGTTGCAAATGCAGAAACAAAAGATGATGGTGCAGAAGCAGTTGGTCCGTAAATTGTTATTGTGTCATATTGACCTATTACATAACCTGATGCTCCAGTTAAATTAGTAGATGCAGATAACAACGCATTTGCAGTTTGTCCAGCAGTAGCAGCAACAATTAATGAAGTTGCTCCAGTAGATCCTGAATATGAATAAGAATCGATAATAGATCCATAATAAGAAAGAAAATCTAAAACAGATGGTTGTTCTTTTTCGATTGTATGACCTACAAGATCGATAAGATTACCGGAAATTTCTGTTGGATCGTTATCTAATTTATCGTTATCAAATCCTAAAAGAAGTCCAGTTTTTGAAGTTTCTAAGTTAACTAAATCTTCAATAAATAAATTGTTTCCGTTTTTATCTTGAAATTCAGGAATTAATGCTCCAGTGTAAACTCCAAGTACATTAACTTGTGGTAAATTAAGAAACGATGTTAGACCATCTCTTGATATTCCGTATTGATCTACGTATGTACTTTTTAAACCGGTTATATCAAAATATGCTCCAAAAATAGGATCGATTGCTAATGCAGAGTAATTAGAGAAGTCACCTTCAATAACGATAAGGTCAATCAAGAAATCCTTGATATAATCATTTTCGTTCATGAATTCTGGTACGCTTCCAACTTTAAACCAATCTTTAGCTAAAATATCAAAACCTAAAACATCAGATTTTCTTGCAATAAAAGAGATTGTTTTTCTTCCAACGTTTGCTACGTTAAGAATTCTTTTGTCTACCGATGATTGATTAGTATTTGCATACTCAACAAGAGCTTTTGGATCGATAAACCAGAATTTATCTCTATTGAAATAAGAAGAAACTGGAGCTGATGTAGCTCCAACATTTGCCATATATGCAGATGTTGAAATTGATTTGAATTGAGATGTATCTGTATCTTCTAATCTAAGAAGATTAAGAACAATGATAGGTCCTCTAGTCAAACATGTTAATGCTGTTCTATGAAAGAATGAACCTTTTCTTTCTAAAGTAGTGTCTATATCTCCAAATATTGTTGTAAAAAATGTAGAATCTTTTACAAATACAGGAGTATTAAAAGGACCTTTTTTAGAAAATCCGATAACTAATCGAATAGTTTCTGATGGAATACTGATTATTTGGCTATTGTCAAATTCGAGACGATATACGCCTGATGAGACAAATTGTGATAAAGATGGTGATAGTGCCATGTGTTTATACTATTTTTAGGTATATATCTCAATTCCACTTTAAATATGATTATAGAAATCATAAATAGTCTCTTCGTCATCACCTTTTTCTATCATTCCATCGATTGCCTTTTGTTTAGAGGCATCAATAAAATCATAAAATTCTTCAACTATTTCAGCAAAATCTAGAGTATCAAAAAATGATGAAGAATTGATAACAGTCATCATTATATCATCGTTTCCTGTCTGAGCTGAATATGTTCCATTTGGATTTCTAGAAAATAATTCAGCCTCTTGTATTGATTTTTTTTCTTTAATTGTTATTCTTCCTTCGAATATGAGTTTTTTAGCTTTTTCACAATAAAGTTTTTTAGAATCTTTTTGAATTCTCAATCCAGGAGATTTGGTTTTTGCACCAATTCGATGTTGGTATCTAACAACGACCTCTTCATCAAAATCATTAGAAGATGGATAAAGAGTTACAAGGTTTTTTAATAAATGCGACCCATAGGTGTTATATTCAATTATCAATCGAGTATTTTCCTGTAGAAAGATGTTAACTGTTAATTCGTAAAGTATCTTGGAAACGTCATCAATTGTATGCATATTTGAACGAAAAAGACCAATTTGATCTAGTCCAAAAAAATCAACAATACTTCCAGGAGAATTTATTCGTTCCATATCAGATTCGTTAAGACAATTGACTTTGAATATATTGAATACGGTAAAATCTCGACCTATTCCCTCTGATAGATCGACTGTTATTAAAAAGAAATTTTGTTCATCTTGAATATCATCCATTTCAAAATTTGGATCCCATCTCAATCCACTATAATCAATACACAAATCATCAAGAGGATCAATTTCTCTAAATTCAAAATCACATTCACTTCTTTTTAATCTTAAAAGTTCTTCTGATGAAAGTAATAAAGATGATGAAGAAAGAAATTGACATCCATATTGTTGATTGAAGGCTTCTTCTGATCCGAGATTGGCAATCTCTCTAGCTTTCCAAGCGTCATCTCTTCCTGGAACTTCCCACCAATCTACTCTGATTGCTGCGTATTCATTCATTCCATTAATTGCACCTTCATATAAATCATGAAACAAATCATATCCATTAGGAGTGCTTGTTATAATAACACGAGAAATCTTGGATGAAGAAAGAGTAGGATAAACATTCTCATAAAAAGGTCTTTTTATACTCTCTATAATATGTGCAAACTCATCCAAAAATAAAAGATGAATCGTAAATCCAATACCACCAGTTTTTGTTGTATTTTGTCCTATGATTCGACATTTATTATCAAACATCATAGTCATAATATCTTTTTTGGTAATTCCTGGTTTAAGAAAGAAAGGTAATCCTTCCATAATGGCTTTTATCTTGTCCATTATTTCTTTGGTGGTAGCTCCTTTATTTGACATAAGAAGAACATTCTTGTCAAAATGAAAAAGAAGATACCAAGTAAGAAATATTGATGAAGTGATGGTATTATGTGATAAAATTCCATTCGTGTAGTATCTATGATTTTCGTCTTCTACAGTTAAATCAAACATAGAAACTTTATTTTTTGTTGATTTAATTTTTGTTATTCTTTCTAATCCATCTTCTGTTTGTATGTATTGTCCTTCTTTTATATTCTTAACGAAAATTTCGTTAAATTCTGAATCGAAAATAATATGGTTATCTGCACATTCTAATTTTTTTCCTCTTTCTGTTTCTAACTCCCATATTTTATAAGGTTGAGTTGAATGTACATGAGAAGCAGGCTTCCAACCGGTATCTGTCCATACATCAATATCTTTCAATTCAATTGAATTTATAATTTTTTTAGATGGATCATTTTCATTTAATTGAATATTTCGGTACTCAATTAGCTCTATTATAAATATGATCTTATAAATTAAGAATTTAAGAAATCTATGCACTTTTGTATTATTTTTTTAGGATCTTCTTTATATTCAGATTCCCATATAACAAGTATTTTATATCCATGAGATTCAGCTAATTTTATTTTTTTGTCATCTATCTGCCATTTTTCATATGCAGTCATTTTTAACCTTTTATGAAAATATTCTGGTTCATAATGATTAGGGTTACAATGCCAATAATCACCATTAAATTCTATTATTCTATCTTCATAAGTGAAATCGAAATAAGCTCTTTTTTTATTATCAAAAATTAATTCTATTTCATTTCCAAACATTTTAGAATTTACAAATTTGGAATTTAATTCATCAAATAATATTTTTGATGAATTTGAGTATCTTGAAGATGTTAATTTTTTAGGAATTTTAGAAAAATCTCCATTTTTG